GGAATTATCTGATAATTCAGACGACTGAATTATCTTAAAATAAGTAGTGATATTGTTGTATTATTAAAATAATTTTCGTATATTTACACATAATAAAAAAACATAATAACTATGGATATTTCAGATGTTAATAATTTTATAGAAACCGTTCAGAATCTTGTGACAGAAGATACAGTTACCAATTACAGTTCACTTACCCCCGCGGTCATATCTGTAACAGAGGGTGGTAAATATTTTAAAGTGATTAGTGGCGGCAGTTGTTGGGGATTCATTTCCAAATATGATGGTCACTTCAAAGGAATACCAATTAAAGTTGGAGATTTGATGAAGGGGGCAAATTGGAGTTCGCCCGCAAAACATAGTAGAGGTAATATACTTGATGGAACTGCCAGTTATGGTGTTTACGGTCCAACTTATTTAAAATAAAACTAATAACTTCATATGAACATATTTATACTTGATGACGATTTTGAAACATGTGCAGAATATCATTGTGATAAACACGTGGTTAAGATGGTAATAGAATACGCACAGATGTTGAGTACAGCAGTTCGCATGACAACTGATATTGATATTGGATATCGTATTACGCATAAAAACCACCCATGTACAGTATGGGTACGAGAGTCATTGAGTAATTGGAAATGGTTACGAGAATTGTCAAAGCAATTGAATAACGAGTATAGACATCGTTATAATCATGATGTGAATCACAAATCATATGATATGATACTATCATTGCCGTTACCGAATATTCCCGATGTTGGATTAACAAAATTCCCACAGGCTATGCCGGAATATTGTAAAGATGAAAATACAATAGTGGCATATAGGAATTATTATAACAAAGAAAAACAACAAATCCATAGTTGGAAACATGGGAGAATACCAAATTGGATAGAATTACAAACAATATAATAAAAAACAAAAAGTATGAGTACAAAAAGAATCACCACAGAAGTTGTAGATAAAGCGGGGGACCATAGAGTTAACCAAAAATCTTCAAATGGAAATATCACACATGCCAGTACTGAGGGGTATAAGAATCTACAGGATTTGAGAAATAATGAAATTGATAGTGCAATTGCAATATTGGAATTTTATTCAAAAAAATTAACATCTGAACAATCGGATGAATTGGGTAGAGTTGCATTGAAGGTTGTAAGTGGACATATCAATAGGCTCACACGTTCGGTAAGAGACGGTAATGAAACATCATAATGGAAAATGAAGATGAATATGAGTTAGAACAAGATGCATCTTACAAGGGTAGTAGAACACCAACACAAATTATGGAACACGAATTATACATTGTTCATGGTGGCAATTATAAAAGTTATTTAAATTCAATAGAATGGGACACATGGTTACAACCATATGAACCAGGAGAATTAGCGAGAGTGTTGGAAGAAGCTGCAATAAAAAGTCACCCATTTAATAAATTTTTTTAATTATGTATGAATTTGAATATAATATTATCATCGACAATATATCAGATAGGTTTTCAATGGATGTGGATGATGCATCCAGAGCAAAAATGATTAACGTATATGAGAATGTAATAGCGGGATTGCATTACAATATAGAATTTGAGGTTTTATGTGAACGCATTATAATCGAAGCATATTTAGAACAAACCTATCCGGAAATGGGAGTATTTCAAAGAGTATTCTTGACACAGAATCAAAATTAATTTTAAACAATTATTAAAACAAAACCGGGTTTCATTGTGATTCTCGGTTTTTTTTCGTATATTTACCATGTAATAAGAAACACGTAAACTAATCCAAAAAAATTTATGAAACGAAATCGTGAGGTGTTACAAGGAACGGATATTTATTGGATAGTATCAGAACCCAGAAAATGGGAAATCAACCACCCACCTGGTCCTAAAGTATCAATAGAGATTTCTAAAAAGGCTAATTATTTATTAGAACTTGAAATTTCAAGTTTATATTGCCCTAATGTATATGTAATACCGACAACGGTATCGGGTGAGGTATATAGAGAAATGTTATATGTGGAATATGATATTTCAAGATATGGGTGTTATGAATATACCTTAAATCACAATTCAGAATTATATACAATAATATTAGTAAATAACGATTAAAATACAAAAATGATACGAGAATATGTAAGTAAGAAAAATGGTCAACCAATACACCTATTCAATAAAATTTGGAAAATAGGGAAACTAAATCAGATGAAGAAAACAAAACGCGAACATTGTGTTATTCATTCTCCTGAAAATAAGGAGTATCATGTATATGATGAAGATGCGTTAGACTTATGTTTGAATATTTGGAACAGAAGTGATATTCAAATCCGGACAAGGCGTATTAATCCAGCAAAAGTTAAAATATACATCCTAACACATATATTGGATAGTCCAGAAAATTGGTCAAGTGTATTTGATGATGTTCCCATACGTAGTACAAATAAGATATCTGTTATTTTTGATAATGGTACAATTATGACAACTAATGCCCAGGAAGCTGGCTGGATACGTAGAATCCCACAAAATTGGTTTTCAGAGTATGGTGAAAAACTAAAATGTGAGGAACAGAGGTTTAAAAATATTGTACCAGTTTATTGGAAATTATTATAATATGAAGCATTTGTATATAGAAATGGGTAGTAAAAATAAGAAAACTGGAAAGTTATCATACTATCAAGTAACATTAGAAAACGGAGTAATAAACGACTGTGGGTGTCCAGCGAGGAATTTTCACCCATATTCACCGTGTAAGCATATGAAACGTTTACACGCAAAATTAGGACACAAATTATGAAAGATGGGTTATTAGAATACATCAATGAACGGATAGAGTTGTTAACTGCCAATTTAGAGATGAAATCAACGAATGAATGTATTCAAGATGAGGCTATCATCTATGAATTGAAACTGGTAATTGGTAAAATAAACAAGTTAACCGAAACTGACGAAGGAAAGGTGGCAAAGGCAGGGGATTATATTTGGTTGGGTTCACTTAGTAGAGTAATTAGACTTGAAGAGGGGGATCGAATGAATTTGATGTATAATGAGTGGTTTGCAACAGATGAACAAATTAAAGAATATACTAATAAATTAAAATAATATTATGTCAGAAGAATTTAAAATGTGGTTAATTGGAATTTCCGTAGTATTCGTGTTCGCAGTGTTACTGTTTATCATAGCAAGTGTAATGTCACCAGAACACCATATATCATTATTTGAATCATGGGGACTTGTACTAACAGCAGTTGTACTAACAACCGGACTTCAAGGATACAATAACTAATAAATAAAAGATGGTAAAACTATTTGTAAATAAATTACAACCGATACAGTATATAAATAAAATACCATATGTACTACATGGATTGATTCCAATATCACTGGTTAAGGATGCTAATGATGTTAAAGCGTATTTGGGGTGTGATGTTGCTTTTAAAAATACGAAAGATGGATTTTATTATTTTTGTGAGACAATTCCCGATACTGAATTTGAGGAAGTTATAGAAGAGTCTGTTCCAAAAATAACTGAAACTGATGTTTGAGTATATTGGTAATCCTTGGTATATCGCACTTATTATTATGATTACTCAATATGTATTTTTATATTTGAGAACTCTAAATGTGATTTATGTAGCGGAAAAGAAAATAACACTTGCATTACTAACAGGGGTATCTATTAGTGTATGTTGGTTGATTGCGATAACATTCAGTATAAATGCAATTTCAAACCTACAATGGCAACCCATAATCGGGTATTTAGTTGGGGGACTCTTGGGATCTTGGCAAGCATTGGTGTTTAATAAAAAACAAAAATAAAATATGGTTGAATTACTCCAATTCAAATAACAAGAATATTTTTATCTTATATTTATTTATATGAAGTATAGGAAACCATATAAGAAACTTTCAGATTTAAGAAATACATATCCTGTTAGTGGGAGTGGTGTGGTAAACTATCATGAACAATTCACAAGTGATTCCACTTCTATTAAATATACAGGGAAGTATCCAGAAAACTTTATAGTTTTTGAAAGTATTCCAAATTATGCAGTAAATCTTAATACAATATCCACGGTTAATTCTGAAAAATTAAGGTTTATAGTTCAATTGATTGACGGCACATCCGTAGATGAATGGACATCTACTTCGTTTCAAAAATCTTTAGAAGAAGCAAAGGCTAATAATAATCCATATTTCAATAAAGGTAGAGTTACCGTTGCTCAAATAGATTACGGTAAACTTAAAGATTATCACAATGTGTTTGCAGAAAAAGAAGCATACGCCCAAGTAACTGTTAAATCCACAATACAATCCAAAGAAGATATTATTAAACATATAATTTGGATGGTTGATGGTGGTGAGAATGATGAAATCCGGACTGCTTCTGATTTTGGAAGTTGGGAAGTTAATAGACCCATACAAGTTGGAGTTGAATTTATCACAGGTTCAGTACAACAACCAATAGAAAGTGATAGAGTTAATTCCACAATAGATGATTTGGTAAAAATAGATTATTCACCATTTGGTATTCCAGGTAGATTTAATGGTGATGAAAGACATATAGGAGAAGGGTCTACTTACAGGTGGACGAGTACTAATTGGCAAACACGATAAATTATGTTAAACAAAACAGTTTTCTCAAAAGTGGGTTGGAGAAAGTACCTTGACCCAACGGATAGCCCAAGGGTTAAGAAATTCTTAAAATCAAGTGGTCGTAAGGTGCTTACACAAATAGTTGATGGAATACAAGATGCAATAGAAAATGATGTAGCAGAACTCGTTATTTTAGTTCATCCAAATGTATCATCGGTAGTTGTTGTACCATCTGTCGAGTATGATGATGTGCTAACACATTCCTTACAGTTTTTCAAAAGTCTTGAAGAATATAACCAATGTTCTAAAATAATCAAAATCAAAAAGAAATTAAAATTGCCAACGGAAACGCCAAAAGAAAAAGTTAAAGTAGTACAGTAATGCATTTAATATAAATGTATAATAAACAATTTGTTACATAAATTTTTATTTTTATTAACCTAACTAAATAACATGGCAACAGAGAATATCAATAAATTAGTACCAAAAGGAAAAATCAAATTTGAAATAACTCTTTCTGATGAACAAAAGGTAGCAAAATCCGAGATTTTAACTCACCCGTATAATTTCATATCAGGAAAAGCAGGAACTGGTAAATGTATTACATATGAATCCGAAATTGATATAAAAATAAATGAAAATTTTTACGATTTTTTGATTGAAAATAAATATATTTGATACTTATACATAGACAGGTAATGGTAAATCTTTAGTAGAATGTATATAAAAAATAAATTGAAAATTGAAAATTTAGTAGAACTTGAGCAATTTATTATAACTCATAAATTATATAATGATTTTATATCATTTAAAAATATAAATGAGAATGAAACTACCGGCCTTGGTGATTTGATTAATTCAAGTAAATCATATTCTAAATCTTCTTTATTAATAAAAATTAGAACTTTAAAGATTTTCACATACCCATCTAAAATGCAATATATGTATTGGTATATTCGGGGTAATGATATTATCACTTCTAAAAAAATAGTTTCAAATTTACAATCAAGTAATTCAAAAAAACGTCTTAATAAATATAATAAAGATGAAATTCGAAGTCAGAGTAAACGATGTATTGAATATTGGATATTGAGAGGGTATTCGATGCAAGCAGCCGAAATTTTAATATCAAAACTACAATCTACATTTTCTCTTGAAAAGTGTATATTAAAACATGGAGAAGTTAAAGGTCTTGAAATATTTGAAGATAGGCAGAAAAAATGGCAAACTACATTAAATAACAAGTCAGCTTCTGAAATTGAACGTATAAATAAACTGAAGGCGGAGGGTGGAAAATCTCAACTAAATATACCGAAAACGGATATACATAAAGAAAGCATTAGCAAATCAAAATTAAAATATTACAAAACACATTCAGTATATAATAAGGGTAAAACTTATATTGAATTATTTGGAACGACTCGTGCAACCGAAATTATAAATAAATGGAATACACCAGAACGTTCTTTAAAATTGCGTGAACATCGTATACGTGAAATTAAAAAAAGTAGCGGTCAAATAATGCCCAATTACAATAAAGGTTCTATATCTGTAATAGAACAATATGGCAAAGAATGTGGATATAGTTTCAAACACGCAGAAAATGGAGGAGAGTACCATATTAAAGAACTTGGTTATTTTTTGGATGCGTATGATGTAGAAAATAATATAGTTCTTGAAATCGATGAATCATATCATTTCAAAAAAGGTGAATTAAGAAAAAAAGATAAAATTAGACAACGCGAAATTGAGGAGCTTCTCAAATGTAAATTTATAAGAATAAAAATATGAAAAACGTAACTATTGAAATTGGCAATTTATTTGATGCAATTAAGCAATATGAAAATGTTAAATTTGAGGAAAAAATAGAATATTTTCAGAATACAAATATACAAATTCAAGATGAATATAATAATTGGGTAGATATAAAAGGTCTTATTTTTAAATTTGATGAAATATGTAAAATAGAAACCGATAATGAAATATTTAGAACTGCTATAAATCATAAAATTTGCTATGATAAGGTAAATTGTAAAATTGTAAAAAATTTAAAAGTGGGAGATATTTTAATAAAATCTGATGATGGAATTTCCACTATATCCAGTTTAGAAATCCAACCAAAAGAAAAAGTATTTGATTTTGAAATTGATAGTGATACTCACTTATATCAAACATCTAATAAAATAATACACCACAATACACTATTGGCAGTACAAATCGCCCTTGATATGTTTTTCACACGACAAGTAAATAAAATTATTATAACCAGACCTACGATATCTAATGAAGATAATGGATATTTACCAGGATCACTAAATGAAAAAATGGAACCCTGGTTAGTTCCAATCCGTTCAAATATGCGAAAGGTATATAATAAACCATCAATTCTTGAAAAAATGGAACAGCAAGAAGATATAGAATTAGTTTCACTATCCCATTTTAGAGGTAGGACATTTGAAAATGCGATATGTATAATAGATGAATTCCAAAATCTTACTAAATCACAATTAGGTATGGTACTTGGGAGATTGGGAAGGGGATCTACAATGATACTTACGGGAGACCCTCAACAAATTGATTTAAGGTTTCCAAACGATTCAGCAATACATGATGTATCAAAGGTAAGGGGTTCTGAATATGTGTTCACAAAAAAACTTACAGATAACCACCGTCATGCTGCATTGGATGATTTATTAAGATTGTTATATGATGATGTATAACTTAATTTATAACTATGATTTATGTAGTTTCAATATTAGCAATTTTGGGGTTTTCAACTCTATTATATTTAGGGTATAAAAAACGAAAAAAACCAACACCTGAAAAAATAGAATACATCCCTCACGCAGTGGGATTATCTATATTTGAGCAAGAATTATTTATTGCTTTAAACAAAACACGATCTGGTTTATTAAAAATTGATGAATATAGTACAAAATTAGCTAAAGAACATTGTATATATATGATATCAAATGAAATAATCAACCCACTATACAATACAACCGTAAGTGGTGTATCACATGATAATTTCCCACATAGAGTATCAGAAATGAGAAAGCGGGGAGCAGAAAGCGTTGGTGAGGTTGTGGCATATGGATATGGTTCATCAGGCGGCTTTATAAATGGATATGAATTGAGTCCAGGTCACAAAAAAATAATAGAAAATACAGTTTATACTCATGTAGGGATTTCAGTTTTGAAAAATCCAGCAGGAAAAATGTATAACTGTATGCTATTTACACAGTTCAAAAATTAACTTTATTTTTTTTATTAAATCAAATGGGATTTCTTTAGGATTTCCCATTTTTTTGTCGTATATTTGTAATTCAATAAAAAACATAAACTTGGTATGAAAAACGAAATGGTTATAACAGTCTCAGGTCCTAGCGGTTCAGGTAAATCAAGATTGGCGTATCTATTGAAAACATTTTTACGAGAAGTGGATTTTGAAGTAGAATTACAAACGCCGACGGATTTTGAAAATGAAGCGGATTTCGATTTACATATGGATAATAACTTTGATGAAGTAATACCAGTTATACAATCCAAGAGTAAAATTTTAATACGAGATGTTCAAACAAACCGTTCTATTTTATCAAAAAATGGGTAAATATAAATTTAAAAATCGTAAATTCCCAAAGGAGTTTAAAACGGTGTCACGATACATTGAAGAAAAAAAAGGTGTGAGAGTTACATTAGGACACTTCACATCATTTTTAGGTCATTTTACACGTGAAATTGTAATTCATCATAATTATGATTTAAAAAACAATGGTCTGTTCGCCTTACTACACGAGTGTGGGCACTCATTGCAACCACCTACAAATGTTGGTATTAACTCATATAAAAATCTTGATGAAACGGAACGACCTGATGAATATCGCATGGGTAGGTTCTTAAATGAGGTTGATGCTTGGAGTAGAGGATATAAACTAGCTAATACAATTGGAATACCTATCAATAAAAAGAAATGGGATTTACAACGTGAACGAGCATTATTAACGTATTTTGAAAAATGATTATGGAACAAATGGAATGTATAACCCAGATTTAAAAATATGAAACGGTGAATATAATTTTGGTTATCAAACCCTCGGTAATTTATAAACATATTACAGTTGGATATGTAAAATAATTTCCGTATATTTACCATGTAATAAAAAGAGAGATAATATGATAAATAGAGAGAGAGTTTACATTGATATGGATGGTGTGTTGGTGAACCTGGAAAGTGAGATTAACTTGTGGTTTGGTAATCACCCGCATCTAAAGGAAAGATATAAAGATTGTCCCGATGAAATCCCCGGTCTTTTTAGAAACCCCTACCCCCTAGAGGGAGCTGTTGATGCTATTAAACAATTGAGTGAATGTGGAAAGTATGAATTGGTCATCGCTACCGCAGCACCATGGGGAAATCCAGAAGCGGCAATGGATAAACGATATTGGATTGAAAGATACTTCGGACCGTTATTTAAAAAACAAATGGTTATCACTCACAGAAAAAACTTATTGATAGGTGATTATTTGATTGATGATAAATTATCAAATGGGGCAGCGGATTTTGATGGAACTTTATTGAGGTTCGGATGGAATTATGAAACAAAAGTTTGGAACGAATATAGAACTTGGAAACATATTTTAAAAGAATTATTATAAATTATGAAATTAACAGATGAACAGTTATTAAAATGCTATGATATAGTATTTAGCAAAACCCATTCAGACGGATTTAAAATTGCAGAAATTAAGGATGTGTTATATGATCCAGAGTATTCGTTTTTGGAATCTCCAAAAGAAAACTGGAAAGAAAATTTGGGAGAATATTTAATCAGTCAGAATTATGAAAACAATAGATGAACACATACTCATTAGGGAAACCGTGGGATATGATTTCATAAGTAAAATTGAGATATATGATATACCTAATGTTTTACAGTTTTTAAAAATAATTGATAATTATAATCGTATGCAACTAATATTAAATAAAAAATAAAATGAAACCAATTGAAATAGCCGAAACCCCAATTACAGATGCTACATTTGAGGCACAAGGATGGGAAAGGCGGGATGAAGAAGATCGGGGTGAAAAATTCTATTATTGGGTACTACCGTTACCAAAGGATAATCCTGATAATACCTGTCCTTGTTTAATTTCTTGTGCAAATGATGAATATGAAGATGTTGGAATTCCAAAGGGAACATATGCGGTGGAAATATTTAATTTAAACGGGCTGGGGTTTACAGTATCCGAAGAAGGTATTGAATTAATATATAAGGCATTGACAAATAGAGATATAATGGAATCGGAAATTGAACCCGATGTTCAAGAAGAAATAGAAGAAAAATAAATGACTAAATGTCATAATAATACTGGTGATATATAATATATCATTAGACTAATAATTAAAATAAAAATATGTACGAAAAAGGTTATTCAACAAGTGAAATTGAATCAGCAGAAAAACTAATTGAAATGCTACTCGGTAGTGAAGAAGATACACAGGTTCCCATGGGAAAAGACGAGGAAACTGTTCCAAAATTTGATGTAAACGAATTTTATAATTTATTTGGTGGAAATCCACAGAAAACGGATGATGAATTAGACACAGCAGATGAAAAGCCAGGGGTAACAGCAGGTGAACACTATGATATTGAACATTTGGATAGTGGTGATGCAACAATTACTATCAATGTAATCGGACACCCGAAGGAATCTTTGAAGGTTACTACTAAAAACAAAGTACTTAATGTAAAATCCAAATACAATCCTAGGGCTGATGATATATTTATGTTTCCAGTAGATTTTGAGTTTGCATTAGAGGATATATATAATCCAGAAAACATTGAAGCTGATTACGATGGTTGTGGAATTTTAACTATAAATGTATTTAAACTACATAGTGTAGATGGCACTGAACGAAATTTTAAAATTTATTAAAGTAACATCATATAAAATTAAAGAGGGATTGGAAAATTCCTCTTTTTTGTATTTTATATATTTATATACAATATAACAAATTACATAATTATGAAAGAAATATACAGACAACGAATCAATGAATTGATAAGTGGTGTGGCAGGTAAAATAACTTTACTTGAACGAATGACAGATGGTACTAAAAAGCCGAACAACGATGAAGCAAAGAAGTACATGAGAGATATCAAAACCGGCTTACAAAAAATCTCTGATTTTGTGGGGATTTCGTAATGAGGTTCAGAACAGTTCTTTTGGGATTGGCTGCACTCTTTATTGCATTTAATGCGGCTTATTTTTCGGTAACAGGGTTATCTAAATTATTTGCTGGAGCATCAATGGCTGTAATTATAATGGCAAGTTCATTGGAATTTGCCAAAATAATTGCTGCGGGATTCCTTTACAATTATTGGGATAAAATCAATAAAGCATTGCGTAGCTACCTATTGGTTGGGGTGTTTGTGCTTATACTTATTACATCATTAGGTATATATGGATTCCTAACGTCGGCATACCAAGACACATCAGATCAGTTAAATGTTATAACTAAACAAACTGAAATGATTGATGTGAAGAAAACACGGTATGTTGAACAACTAGATACATATACGGTTGAAAAACTACAACTAACCGGAACTATCAATGAACTATCTAAAGGTTTAGCCAATAACGTTATTCAGTATAAAGATAAGGAAACTGGTAAGATCATAACAACCACTTCAAGAAATACACGTAGATCATTAGAAACTCAATTAGAACAATCCAAAGAACAACGGGATGAAATCTCCGGGAAGATGGATATTATCAATGATAGTATCACATCATTAGAATTAAAAAATTTAGATGTACAGGCAAGTTCCGATTTAACTGCTGACATTGGTCCATTAAAATACTTATCAAAAATCACTGGAAAGGATATGGATATTATTGTGAATTGGTTTACATTATTCATCGTATTTGTATTTGATCCGCTTGCAATAACTCTTATAGTGGCGTTTAGCACTGCTATAAAAGTAGATAGGGATGAGAAGGATAAAAAGAAAATATCGGAAGATAGACTCCTATATGGTGAAACTCCAGAAGATAAGACCATAGTTAAAGATGATGATAATGATTGGGAATCGTTGAGAAATACAGGTTTAGATGATAAATTAACGCCAGAAAATGCCCCTGAATGGTTTGAATCAAAATTGGATGATATTGAAGTTACCGATGAAGAAGTAGTTTCACCATCAATACCGGAAAATAAAGATTTGAATAATGACGGAATTATAACCCCCGAGGAAGAACGTAGGTATTATGAAACAACGGGTTGGAAGAACGCATATCAAGGAAAATCATATTTTCTACATCCTTGGTTTGATTGGAAAAAACAAGAGCGTTGGATTCGGGATTCGGATGCTGTTAGATACTGGATGTCTAATATGGGTGGAACAGAAGCAGCATTGCAATCATACCGTTCAAAGTATCCTACAAATTTCAATACAAAAACATATTAATTGCAATTAAAGCTTGTATACGTCAATAACTTTTCGTATATTAACTTATAATTGTAATTATATCACAAATGGCATTTTCATATTCAAAATCAGATTTGGTTATTGTATTCAAGAACACGAGTAGAGCAAATGCTAAAACTCGTATGAAGGTATTTAAGAACAAATCCATAGATTATTTTCTTGACTCCTTAAAAACTCCTAAAAAACCATTAGTTGGTATACCAAAAACCGCTGAAATACTCCAAATCGGTTTGGGTACAATTTTTGAAGCCAAATACAAACACAAGTACAAATTATGAAAATTGATTTGAAAGGTATTACAAGAATTGTATTTTTAGTTGGAAAGTATGCAATAAAAATACCTAATTTTAGGTATGAACATGGACATTTTTTACAAGGATGTTATGCTAATTGGAGTGAAAGGAATTTTTGTAAATCTTTCAAGAACGCTACATATGAAGAAAATATGTATGAATGGGTAGCCCCATCCTATTTTTGTTCATGGTTTGGATTAATACAAATTCAAGCCCGATGTGAACCCTATTTAGATGATTTAACAACAATCCAAAAGAAGTTTTACAAACCTTTATGTGGTACTGATTTTAAACGAACAAACTTCGGTTTACTAAAAGGTAAATTAGTATGCTTAGATTATGCAGAATAAATTATGAAACTTAGAGAGAACCAAATCAAATAAATCCAATTATTTATTTTACTTATATTTATATACATGGGAGTAATATACAAAATAACAAATCCAGTAAATAAAATATATATTGGTCAAACTACATTATATCAAAATCGGTTATATAGATATCAATTGTTAAATTGTAAATCTCAAATTAAATTATATAATTCATTAAAAAAATATGGATATGAAAATCATTCTTTTGAAATTATTGAAGAATGTAGTAATACAATACTAAATATCCAAGAACGACACTGGCAGGATTATTATAATGTAATTGATTCAAATATTGGATTGAATTTAAAACTAACTGAAACTAATGATTTAAGTGGCAAGCAATCCAATGAAACAATTGAAAAACGAAGATTGAAATTATTAGGACAAACTCGTTCAAATGAATTTAAGAGTAAATGTAGAGAACGGATGATTGGAACTAATACAAGTGATGAAACCAAAAAGAAAATGTCAATAGCTCAGAAATTAATTGGAAACCATCCACCATATTATAGTGGAACTAATCACCCAAATTTCGGCAGGGAATTTTCTATTGATACTAAAAAAAAGATGAGCGAATCAAGAAAAAATAAACCGATTCATAGTGAGGAATATAAAAAGAAATTGAGTGAATCTATGATGGGCACTAATAACCACTTTTTTGGTAAAACCCATGGGACTCAAAGCAAACAAAAGATGAGTGATGCCCATACTGGAATTATACTACCACACGAAACACGTAAGAAAATGAGCGAATCTGCTAAAGGTAAGCATATTGGAGGTAAAAATAATTCTGCCAAACGGGTTATTGATGTTAATACAAATAAAATATATTCATGTATTAAAGAGGCTGCAATTGATAACGATATTAAAATATCGTTATTATATAGTTGGTTAGCAAAGCCTAAATTAAATAAAACTAATTTAAAATATTATAATGGTTAAGTTAAGAGAAAACCAGATTCCATGTGTGCAAATGGGGATAGAATTTTTTAATACTAAAGGAATTGCCCCATCAATAATTGTAGCACCAACCGCCTTTGGTAAGAGTATTGTTATCGCATTTATAGCAAAGGGAATAAAGGATAAGGTGTTAGTTATACAACCTACAAAGGAATTATTAGAACAGAATTATGGAAAATTTACCGATTTAGGTGGGGAAGCCTCAATTTATTCTGCTTCAATGGGGGAACGTGAGATTGGTGATGTAACATATGCAACCATAAAATCAATACTTATGGTGGCACAGGAATTTAAAAAATTGGGATTTACAAAAGTTATCATTGATGAATGTGACAGATATCCAAGAGCAGCAACTGGATTATTACGTAGATTTTTAGATGGAGCTGGGATAAAACACGTATTGGGTTTAACTGCAACTCCGTTGAAATTACAAACAAATATGGGTGGTGACGGGAGTTCCTATTCAAAATTGGTAATGCTAACCAATAAAAGTAAAAAGGGAAACTTTTTTACTCACATATTACATGTAGCCCAAATTCAGGATATTGTTAAGTTGGGATATTGGAGTCCAATCGTTTACCAAGGATATGATTTTGATACTGGTAAACTTGTGTATAACTCAACAAGGGCTGATTATACAGTAAAATCAATGGAAAGGGCATATGAAAACCAAGCTATTGAAAAACAAATAATAAAAAAAGTTAGGGAAGTTACAGATAGAAAATCTATTTTAATCGCCGTACCAACTATTGCACAGGCGACAAGTTTAGCAGGTAAAATCCCAAACGCAGCCGTTGTACATGGGGGAACGCCAAAAAAAGTACGAAACACCATAATTGAGGAATTCAAATCGCAGAAAATACGAGTAGTGGTTCAAGTAAATGTTTTAACCATTGGATTTGATTACCCACAGTTAGATTGTATAATTACCGGTAGACCCACAAATTCCATATCTTGGTGGTATCAATTCGTTGGTAGGGGAACTCGTATAGATGATAAAAAAGAGGACATTTTAGTGGTTGACTTTGTCGGTTCACTTAAACGATTTGGTAAGGTTGAAGATTTATATTTTGCCGAAGAAGGTGGGCAATGGGAACTTTTCGGTCAGGGTTCAAAAAGAATTACAGGAATACCGATGCATGAAATAGGTCTGGTTCTTGAAGGTGGTAAAGATTTGAGTGTAATTGTTCGTGAAGATGGTGATATTGAAAAAGTATTTATGACATTCGGTAAATATACAGGATATGAGGTTAGAAAAATTCCACCCCATTACAGAAAATGGATGTTAGAAAAATTCACTTGGGGTGAGTGGAATATTAAAATAAAAAATGAGATTGAAAGATTAAATCAAATTCAACAAAATTAGGTTATATGGTATTTATATCGTATATTAGTACAAATATAAGATAATAATGAAAATAGTAAAAAACAAAACAAAATTAAAAATTCCAGTTGCAGAGGTAACACTATCTAAAAAGGAAACGGATTTTATTACAGAAGTATTAACCATAGAATTAGAATCAAAAGGGGGAATTGGGTTAGCTATTAACCAACTTGAAGATAATTCAGGACTACCGGTTACGGGTAGGGCGTGTATTTTAAATGTAATAGACCCTTTGGTATTGATAAACCCTAAAATAGTCAAACGTTCTACTGATAATATTGTATATGGGGAGCAGTGTCTATCTGATGATAAATCTATGAAAAAACCAATAAAAACGGTAAGAAGTAAGAGAGTTACGGTAGAGTGTGATAATTTAGGTACAGTTGAATTCGGTCCTACACAAATGATTTGGAACACGAAGGATGAATTCTTTAATGATCAGGGAATGTTAGAATGTGCGTGTGTTCAACACGAAATAGACCATTTGGATGGGATTTTAATGACGGACTCAAGTAGAAAATACACAACTACTGTTACTGCCGGATATAAATATGGTAGGAATGAAAGGGTAATGGTAAAACTTCCCGATGGTTCTACTGAATTTATGAAATATAAAAAGGCTGTTCCGATGTTGGACACAGGCTGTGAAATAATGTAATATATGGCAGAACTTACATTTAAATACACCGATGAAGTAACGGATGAAGAAATCCGGGAAGTGGGCGAAGTAACACTGGGTGTTCCAAATGATATGACAATTCAAGAATACAAAATAGTTTGTATGCGAATGGCATCTACATTGGGATATTCATCCAGTACTATAAAAAAAGGATTCGGAGATATCGTTCAGGGAAACGAAAATCCCGATGAATTAAAGAAATTAATATTAGAAATACAATCCAAATAATTTATGAAAACAAAAGAAGAAGAAACAGCAAAATTATTAGAACAATTACACAGAAAAAGTGTGTTACACGATTTCATTTTAGATGTATTTAGTGAGATAATTACTGAACAGGGTATACATACTGAACAGGAACTGGTACAACGTGTAACAAATAAAGTTAACGAGGTTTCGGAGAAAGTTGAGAAGGAACGGGAGTCCGACGATACCGTCGTTACCGGAGAAGGTGGCACTACATAGTTTTTCTATATTTATTTAGAATATATGAGGTTTGGTTAGGATATCTGATATATATTTTATATATTAGATTTTTAAAAAGATAAAATATGAAAGTATTAAAGTCAAATCTTTTATCAATCGCAGTATTTATTTCAGTTGTTACATCTATTTTGGTTGGAATGCATCAGTATAATGGTGATACAAGACCAGAGATAGCAACATTAGATTCAAGAATAGTTCCAAACCCTTTGATGAAAATCAAAGTACCTGAGATTACTGCACCAACCCTCATTAAAACTGTTAAACTAAATAAACGTAAGGATTTTCTTTTCCACATGGGATTTTTTGAAAGTGGTAACGATTACACTAAAGTAAATACAATAGGATATTTAGGTAAATATCAATTCGGGAAATCCACACTTAACACTTTAAAATATAAAGGAACGATTATTGCATTCTTGAACAACGGACATATTCAAGAAAATATAATGTTTAAAAATTTAAAATACAATAAAAGACAACTTTCAACCATAATTAATGAATATAGTGGTGTTGTTATAAACAATGTAACGATTACTGAAAGTGGCATACTTGCAGCGGCACACCTTGCCGGAGCAGGTAATGTTAGAGGATTTTTTCGGCATGGAAAAAAATCAAAAGATATTTACGGTTCATCTGTCACTAAATATCTATGCGAGTTTAGTGGCTACAATTTAAAATTATAATGAAAAATATTACACTAGAAGAATACGCACGTATTTTGAAAACTGGTGATAAATCTAAAATCAATGAGGCTTCAATTAAACGTATTGCACATCACATAAAGCAAACCGCAAGTAAAAGTTTTGGGATTTTGACGGCATCACGAGATGCGTATTCATCAAAAGAAAACGCAGCACGAAATAAAAAATTAGAAGGAACTGTGAGAAGTTTAGGACTTGGTTTCTTTAAATTAAAAGGTTACTGGCTGGAATGTAAAGATCCTAACATAGATTATGTCGAGTGTCCTAATAATATGAAAGTACCTGTTATAGAAATAAGCTTATTTGTGCCCAATCTAACATTAAAACAGGCACTTAACTTTGCGAAAAAATATGACCAGGATTCGATTATTTATCAAGGACCTGAAACTAATGACAAGGTTGAGTTGGTTAGTAAGAGTGGTTCAAGTATTAAGAAGTTAGGGAAATTATCACCGGATACCATTGGTAAAACGTATGGTAAAGTAAAGGGCAGAGCATTTACCTTTGAAGGATTCCAATGGCAACCAACAGGTGTATTAACCAATATGGCCTTAACTGAATATTTAAAAAAATAAGATATGATAATGACAATAGCATTAGTAATTAGTGTTGTCTTAAATTTAGTTTTGTTGATTGGAGTTTTTAACCTCTTAAAGCAAACAGAACAATTTGAAGATAGAATAGTACTAAAACGGGATGCAATACGAATATTAGCATCAAACGCATTAGATAGGATGAATGATGCTGATTTAAAGGGAGCATTTAAATCCGATGATGAAGTGGGTGGTGCATTTACAGATATAAAAGCAATAATAGAAGGATTAAATGAAGATATAGATTAAATATGGCAATACCAAGAAAACCAAGAAGAAAAAAATCAAAAATATACTTCGGGAAACCAGCACAAGATGCAATTATTGCATATAATAAAAGTGAGGATGACGTAGAGCGAAACAAAATTTATGAAGATGGAATAAAATTTCCCTTTGAAAAATTAGCAGAAAATGTTTTAAATACATTTAAATTTTCATATTTTGATGTACCAAAAATTGATGTACAAATGGAAGTAGTGTCAGTTTTGATTGAAAAAATCCATATGTACAAAGAAGATAAAGGTAAGGCATTTTCGTATTTTACGATTATAGCAAAAAATCATCTTATTTTAAAGAACAACGGAAATTATAAACGTTGGAAAAAAACAGCACTATTATCAGAAATGCCGCAGGGGTGGAATCCAGCGAATAACCATTATGATGAAGTGGAAGGTGGGGAATTTCGAGAATTTAAAGATATAATGTTAACGTATTGGGATACACACCTCACCACAGTTTTTACAAAACGTAGAGATATTCAAATAGCAGATGCGATTCTTGAATTATTCAGACGAAGTGAAAACATTGAAAATTTTAATAAAAAACACTTATATTTACTAATTCGTGAAATGACGGATTGTAAAACCCATTACATTACTAAAGTGGTGAATACAATGAAGGTGATTCAAAAACGTATGTTAAACGAATACATGGAAACTGGAGAATTCACCGATAACGTTGATGCATTTTGGGATGAAAACGGTTAGAAATATAAAAATCTTCTATTTATATAAAAGAGAAATCTTTTAATTCATAATTATAATTTTCAATCGTAATTTAAAGTGATTGAATTCAAATTTACCCATTCTATTAATTTAGGGTGGGTTTTTTTATTTACTATATTTATATGTAACTAATATGTTAAATTATGAAAGGTGAATTTGAATTATTTCCTGGTAAAGACCTAAGTGGTCTATTTAAGGATATATACGATAATCAAAAAAATAAAAAACTACAAATTTCTCAACTAATAGCGGATATACGTAAATTGGTGGTTAACTCTAATGATCTTATAACAATAGGACCAACTCTAAAGGATTTAATAGATAGTTCTGTACGAAATGATGACTCATTACTTAAAATGGCAACCATTGCTCAAAGAATTATTTCAGCTGGATCTAAAGGAGAAGAAGAAGTTGGTGGACTTACTGATGATGAAAAAGCGGATTTGCGTAAACAATTTGATGAAAGTATGAAGGATGCTGTGGCAGAAAATGATGGAAGGGTTGATGAATTAACATTTGATGTTGAAGAACTAAAACAAAAAACACATAAAAAATAATGGGAACGGATAGAATATCAACATCAAACCACCACTCTTTAACAAGTAAGCAATTACTTACAACGAAAGCCCCAATTATGGGGGTAGTGAGCCATGTAATTTTAGATGATTCCGATTCATTCATGGATGAAGTGGACCAAGAAACCGTTTCAGATAAAAAGAATACTACTCAAATCGGTTGGTGTTATGTTCAATTTGAAGATACTCAATTATTAGATAAGGATAATCAAAACCCACACCCACCATACGATGTATTAAATTTAGATTTACCATTACAGGGGGAGCAGGTTGAAATGATACCAATTGGTAATATATTTTATTATAAAAGAATTACCAAAGGAAATTTAAATGTAGGTAATGCAATCAGCACATTTCAGTTAGAAAAATTTAATTCAGGAAAATCCACTTCCAATAATTCTGCAAGTAGTTATAATAAAACTTCACAAACCGGAATTACCAATTCTAACATAAATAATTCTGATGATATAAAAATAGGGAAATATTTTGAACCAACACAAACAAATCGTTTAAAATTATACGAAGGGGATAAATTAATTCAAAGTAGATTTGGACAGTCTATTAGATTTAGTGGATATAATAATTCTGACAATAAATTCGCACCTTCAATTATAATTCGAAATCGTCAATATGATATTGCTGAAAATGATTTGAAACTGGAAGATATGTTTGAGGAAGATATCAATCGTGATGGCTCAATTATCGCACTGGTTTCAGGTGAACATAAATTAACATACCAACCCGGTATAATAGATGATGGGGGTTCAAGTAATTTTGAAACAAAACCAAAGAATTTTGATAAATATCCAAAAGAATTAGTTGGAAAAGACCAGATTTTAATAAATTCAGAACGTCTGATTTTTTCATCTAAATCAGCAGAAATGATATTTTATTCAAAAGGAAACTACGGATTTATTTCTGATGGTCAGTTTTCAATTGATAATGGAAAAGCAGGTGCTAAATTGGATTTTAATGGTGATGTTAGATTAACAACAAACGATTTTAATACTTATATTTTAGGTAACAATGGTAAGGTATTTTTAAATACCGAGACCGAGACCGAGCATTTAGTTCGTGGTGACACATTAGTGAAGCTATTAGAGCAAGTGATAGATTTACTTGTAGCACAAGTGTTCCCAACTCCATCTGGACCATCTGCGGTTGGACCAACAAATCAAGGAGATCTGAATAAAATTAAATCACAATTAAAAACAATACTTTCAACAAAAAACTTCACAGAGTAAATGTCATTTGATATCTTCAAAAAAAATATGTTAGCCTATATGGGAAACCAATCGGCAATAGAAAGTCATTTAGATTTTTCTAAAAAACTTACTATGGAGTATGATATATGCATGCGAAGGGGGTTTCAAATAGGAAATTCAGTATCAGTTGCAAAGGCAAATACGGAAATGATGGAAACTCAGGTGGGGTTGGCAGGTACTATCGCATTGCAAAAACAAAAGGGATTGCATCATATAATAAATGATATAGGCAAAGGTGTGGTTGGCTATTGGAGTGGGGCAACATTAAATTTACTTCCTGTACCAATAATACCTGCATTTGGGGCATATTTAAATATAGCGACCAACCAAGCTATGGTTAGTAAACCTGGTGATTTCCCAGATATGAAAAATCAGAGTCCAGTTACAAACTCAGGTCAATTTCTTGATCTGTTAATTGTGGCTATGACTATTCACTTAACTACAATTGAGGGGTTCTACTTTACAACATCATTATACCCCGGGTTTCCTACTGTGCCACCTGCTCCTGGTGTAGTATCGTGGGTTGGATATAATGTACCACCCGCACAACCAACAGTTGTAGAACCCATTACAATTGATATTGTACCACAAGAACCTAAAAGTGTTAAATCCGCAATCACGTTAGAACCAGAACAAGAAGTTATAGCAGATGGGGCTACTGATTTAGGACATGGATTAACATTATCAACATCAGCAGGGTTAACGAGAGCAACGGTTTCAGCACCAACCGAAGAAGATAAATTAGAAGTATATCCGATATCTAATGATACGGATGAACCAACAGAATACATAATTATGGAAGATTGTAACAACATCAAAATTAAAACGCCTCCGATTGATTTAATTATCGCTATGAGAAAATGGGGGATTATTCAACCATTAGAAAGGGCACACTTTTTGGCACAATGTGCACACGAATCTGGTAATTTTTATTATAAACGAGAAATATGGGGACCTACACGAGCCCAAAGGGGGTATGATACTCACCGATATCTGGGAAATGAAAAACCAGGCGATGGATATAAATATTTGGGAAGGGGGTTCATTCAATTAACAGGTCTTGCGAATTATAGACAATTTAACAAGGGAGTTGAAGATGATGTGGTTGCACATCCTGAATTAGTTGAAACCAAATATCGTTCAGATGCAGCTTGTTGGTTTTGGGCAACCAGAAAACTAAACCGATATGCTATTGATGATACAATGGCAAGTATTACTGAAATTACACGGAGAATTAACGGCGGACGGAATGGATTAACCGATAGAGCCAATAAGTTCTGTGCATATTGGAGGGAAATAGAGAATAATCCGGATTTATACTCATAAAATACATAAATAAATAAAGGATATATTTATAATAAGAATAAAGAATTTACAATATGGATACGAAAAAATTAGCAAAGATTATTAAACTGGTGGTTGAGCACGAATTAAAACGACAACTACCTGATTTAATAAAAGAAGGCGTGAGTAAGGTATTAACAGAATCAAAGAATGTACCAGCACCGGTAACATCAGTAAAGAAGAAACCAAAAAAGACTATACAAAAAGAAGAAGTAGATCCATTTTCCCTTGCAAATTCAATGTTGGACGGGATGCAAGACACACCAAATGCAAAAACACCAACAGTAGCGGAAAAGAGGGAATTAAAAAAGTTGAGTAAAAATCCTATTTTAAATGAAATATTGAATAATACAAAGCCATTTAAAGATAGGGGCGGTCCACCACAATATGGAACGGAAGCTCCGGCACAATATGGACAATCTGAGCAGCTGGATGAAAGTTATGATGAAATGGATAAAACTGTATCATTTGATAAGAACATCGGACCAGCAGGAGCAGATGGGTTGAAATCCCAAATGGCATCTAAAATGGGATATAATGATACACAAAATAAAACACCTAAAACATCTGGTGGACTTGGAGTATCAACGGGATTGCCAGGTTTGGATAGAATAATGAACAGGGATAATTCTGACTTAGTTTCTAAATTTAAAACTCGTAAATAATGGCATTTGTAATTGGAAGAAAATTAGTAACTGATACGGCAGAATATGATGATTATGCATATGGTCTATTACTACCTGTGCGATTGGGTTCTACTGGTTACTTTGACCAAGCATTTACATCTTTTGAACAAGCAAGAGCGAATTTATTAAATTTACTATTAACAAAAAAAGGTGAGCGAATTATGCAACCTGATTTTGGTTCTGGATTACAATCTATATTGTTTGAACAGGAAACCGAAAATCTACCAGAAGTGTTGGAAGATACCATCACAGAAAATGTTAGATTTTGGTTGCCGTACATAACAATTGAAGAAATTGATGTTCAAATGACAGATGAAATGAAGAATAATAATACTGCGAATATGAGTATCAAATTTACAGTTGGTAGTGACATTGCAATACAAGAAATAACATTTACAATACAGGGATAATAACTATGTCATTAAATACTATAACAAAAAAGAATAACCAAAGTAGGGATTTGAAGTATCTAAATAAAGATTTCTCGGGATTCCGTGAGAATCTAATTGAATATGCTAAAACATATTTTCCTAAAACACATTCGGATTTCAATGAATCTTCACCTGGAATGATGTTCATTGAAATGGCATCATATCTTGGTGATGTGTTATCATATTACATAGATGATTCATTAAAGGAATCAATGATGTTATATGCAGAGGACAGAGACAACGTAATAAATCTTGCACAGTACTTAGGGTATAAATCAAAAGTTACTACACCAGCACTCGTTAAAGTGGCGGTATATCAGTTAGTACCGTCAATTGGTAGTGGAATAAATAACGGTCCGGATTCAAGATATTATTTAAGAGTAAAAGAAGGAATGTCATTGGAATCCACTACAACAGGCACATTATTTAGAAGCACTGAATTGTTAGATTTTTCTGTACCCAATGAACGTGAAATTACAATACACGAAACTGGAACAAACGGTGAACCAACTTTATATTTAATTAAAAAATATGTAAATGCCATTTCGGCAACTTTAAAAACATCTGAACATATATTCGGGTCACCTGAACAATATTCCAAGATAAATTTAAGTGATACTGATATAGTTCAAATCTATGATGTCCGCGATGAAAATGGTAATAAATGGTATGAAGTTCCATATTTGGCACAAGAAATGATATTTATTGATTATCCAGTTACAGAAGAAACTGATCTGGATTTATTACCATATAAAGATACAGTTCCGAATGTTTTGAAATTATTAAAAACATCAAGACGATTTGTAACACAGGTAAATGCCGATAATACTACAACATTAGTCTTTGGTGGTGGAAATTCAGACTCTTCCGATGAAACAATAATTCCAAACTTTAAAAATGTGGGATTGGGATTACAATCTTCAATTGATAAATTGGGAGCATCATTTGACCCAGCTAACTTTTTGAAAACACGCTCATATGGTCAAGCACCATCACATACAACATTGACAATTTCATATCTAACAGGTGGTGGGATTAGTTCAAATGTATCTAAAGGTGAGGTGACCCGAATTAGACAAATTGAATTTGATGAAGATAGTATTTCACTCACAGCAAGTCAACTGGCAATATATAAAGAAATGAAAAATAGTGTTGCTGTTGAAAATGAAGAACCAGCAACAGGTGGTAGGGGAACTGAAACCGTTGAGGAAATACGACAAAATGCATTAGCAAACTTTGCATCACAAAACAGAGCGGTAACTAATAAGGATTATCAAATTAGAGTATTGTCAATGCCACCTAAATATGGGGGAGTTGCCAAAGTATTTTGTGCACCATACGGTAAAGAGGATAGTAGATCATTCGCTATAAATTTATATGTATTGGGATATGATTCTAATAATGATTTAACAACATTAAATCGTGCGATTAAGGAGAATGTAAAAACCTATCTAAGCGAATTTCGTATGTTAACCGACGGTGTAAATATTATAGATGGGTTTGTCATTAATTTTGGTGTAGATTTTGAAATTAGAGTATATGGTGGTTATAATAATCGTGAGGTTTTGGTAAAATGTATAGACCAACTTACAGAGTATTTTAATATTGATAACTGGTCATTTAATATGCCGATAAACATAAGTGAAATTGAATTGTTAATATCTGGTGTTGAGGGAGTGGCATCTGTACCAAAATTTGAAATTGTAAATAAATCATTAGGGAAATATTCACGACATTCATATAATATAACGGAGGCTACTAGAGGTAAAATGGTTTATCCGAGTTTAGATCCGAGTATATTTGAATGTAAGTTTCCTAATACTGATATTAAAGGAAGGGTAGTTAAATAATGAATTATTTTATAGTAGCATCAAAGGATGCAAGTATATACAAAATCCAGCCAACTCAAAATACTGGGTTAGATGAAGTTCTAGAAGTATCAAAAACTTATGTGGGTGGGGTTTTGGATATCTCACATGGTTTGTTAAAATTTGATTTGTCCGAATTATCATCTTCAATAGTAACGGGTAATATTACTGCATCTGCTGCGACTTTGGTTTTGAAAGAATGNTATGCCAGTTACCTACCAACTGAATTCACACTTTATGCGTATCCNGTATCTCAATCATGGGATATGGGAATTGGAACTAAATTTGATGAAATTAGTACAGCAGGTGTGACTTGGGAAAATAGAACCACATCAACCACCTGGTTAGATACGGGTGGTGATTTCGTTTCTACACCTGTAAGTTCAGAAGTGTATACATATTTATCATCTGATGTTTCTATGGATGTGTTGGAAGTGGTAAATTCTTGGTTAAGTGGTAGTATTCCAAATGAGGGATTTGTTTTAAAGTATTCCGATATTGCCGAAACTGATGAAATTGATTATGGTACTTTACAATTTTTTAGTAAAGAAACAAATACCATATATCAACCCAAAATAATTATTGGTTGGGATGATTCAACATTTGCAACAGGTTCTTTACCAGAATTGGTTTCTAATGATATAAACATTACATTTAAACGATTAAAGACAAAATACAAAATTGGTAACATAGATACAATACGTGTGGTAGGTAGAGAAAAATACCCATTAAAAACATACACAAATCAATATGGATATGATGATGTACAGTATTTACCAGAAACAACATATTACCAAATAAAAGACGCATCAACACATGAAGTGGTCATTCCATTTAGCGAGCATTCTAAAGTAAGTTGTGATGAAATTGGCAACTTCTTTAAATTAAATTTCACCAATTGGGAAATAAATCGTGAATATTATATAGAAATTAAAGTTGAAAGAAGCGGAAATATAGAACATTTTTCAGATAATGATTTAACATTCACCGTTGAGAAATAAATAGGATATGCAAGAGAGTGATTTTTTAGAAAAATATAAAAATTCAGAAACAGTTCGCCGGGGGGTTGAACTGATTTTGAAATCACCTGATTATACTAATGAATACAAGGAATTGATTTTAAATTTCCTTGGTGATTCATATGGTACTATTCCGATGGGGACGACCACAGGGGATTTAAATACTGATTCTCTTTTACATGGCAGTATTTCAATTTTACCAACACCATTTACATCTGGTAGTGTAACTATTTCTACCAAAGGACCTGGAGCTCGTGGTTATCTTGAAAAACCAAAATATATTGATGATGAATTGGTTAAGGCAATTGATGTAACGGTAACGGAACTGATAAAGCCGAGAGCAAAGGATAAGCCAAACGTGGTTCTAACATCCATATATGATGATTTAACAGTTGTATATAACGGAGAGATATCAGATCATCAGGCAACTAAAGAAGCATTGGCGGCAATTAGAGCAGATTTGGAAGCCAAACTCGCTGAAATTTCCTCATTATTAGTTACGGTTGATTCTGAAAAATTATTGAGAGCATCCGCCGAAAACGATTCGGATATGACCAACGAAAGGTACGTTTCATTATTAACCGATTTTCAAACTGCATTACAAAAAGGTATTAAAGATGCAATTGAACGAGTTTCATTAGAAGCACAAGTTCAGGGATTAACGGCACAAGTTAAAGTATTAACTGATCAAATGGTAATTCTTAACAATATAGTAAAAGCACTTCAAATACAAGTAGAGGCTGAACAAGCCCGACAGGCAGCATCGGAAGTATTAGATGGAGTAACCGGCACATACGACCAAAAAACAAACACAGGCTGGAAATTACCACAAACCCAAATACGTAATGACCAACATGTACTATATATAGAAACTGAAAATGATAATAAAGTTAAATATATACAAGGCACTGCTATCAATTTCTATAATTTTAATGAAGATACACCCGCAGTATTCCACTTATCAACAGCAGGTGATGCTACAAAATGGTTAGATGTTCCTAATACAATCACAGTGCCACGAAGGGACGGAAGTGCAGCAGGGAAGGGATATGTAACTTTACGTTGGAAACCAAAAACAGATGATAGAGGTGGCCTTTTTGGTGGAAACCGAAATCGTACATATGAGGGATCGATTTTAGTAACAACTTCATTTGGAGAAAGCCATCTAATTAAAGCTGCATATAAGCGAGAGGTTGATAGAAGAGATACTTGGAGTCCAAGGGGTATAGTTGGAACAACAATAGGAGCAGAAAAAGACTAATTATGGCAATAAAGGCATTCAAAGAAATTATTGAAAAAAAGGGATATAAATTAGATCCTAAGGACAGAAAGATTTTTGAAAGAGAATTATTTTCTTCCATTTTCGGTGCAACCGGGACAGATTGGAATATTACAGGAAATACAGATGTTATTGAATTTGTAATGTACGATAATGATGATAATAAATTACCACAGGGAGATTCTGGTAAATTCGTTAGATATATTTATTTGGATGACATCAATATCAATAAATACTTTAGTATAAATGAAAATAGTGATGTTAAGAAAACGAATGGTGCTAAAGAATATATAATTGATTCAGATTTACTAATTAAAGAAGCTGGATATTCTAATGGTATTTTCAAAACACAAATATCTTTATTAAATAGAAGATGTGGCTCAGAAGGAGAAAATTTTGATAAACTATGGATACATGAAATTTCACCATCAAGGACAGAAATTCGTGTTATGCCACTAAAAACTAAAGATGATGTGGTTATACCTGATTTACAAAACCGATATGATGTATTTGTGAATAATGGGGAATTTAGGGATGATACCAATGGATTTGTACAGAAATTCGTAGAAAATATAAATATTCAAGCTGTATTAGTGGATTTCCTAACTATAAAAGGAAAGGTGGTAGATGGTCAAACCTATGTTAATTTAATAAAACAAGAATTCAAGGTACATGATTTTGATATATTTTTATTAAATATTAGAACTAAATTTATTCAGGCGGCACAATATTTTATCGAAAACCGTAATTATGATATCAATTCACTCAATTATGGTAAATCATTAGAAACATTGCCGAATTTACAATTACCAATTAGTGAAATTATAGATACAGCATCAACCATATTATCAGCGGTTGTTGATTTTTATTTACCTAAACGTAATATATTAGAAAAAAATACATTATCAATGGAGGAACAGGTAACATTTGATAAATTGAGTAAAATTTTAAAAACCACCACAAGTGATTCAATATATAATAGTACCATACCTGAACCAGTTGTTATTGGTGCTCCTGATAGGGGGGTTATTGCTAATAGTAAAACTGTTACGTATTACGTTTGGTCTAATACGGGTACAATAAATTATACGAATGATGGTGATAGTGAAATGTGGATTGGCAAGGAAAATGATTCTATAACAATTACATATCAAACCGTGGAATTGGTGGGGGATATACGAACCACACCAAAAATACAAAATATAGAGAGAACGGTAAGGTGTAGGGATCCCCTTGCAGAAAATTACGGGGAAGCTGCGGTATGTACATATAAACCAATATCAATTGTAGATGATTACATAACTACATACCCAGAACCAGTCCGCGTTAAACCGAGAATATTTGAAGTAGGTGACAACTTTCACAATATAGTATAAATGTATTAAACTTATATTTATAGTAATAAAAGAAACAGCAATAAATGTCAGTAGCCATTAAATTTGATAAAACAGAAGATTTTCGACGTAACACAGGTCGTGGGGGTGGTGGTACAACTGTTTCACCCACTACAACCGGTCCAACAACACCGTTAATAACAATAAAATTTTTATCCTCACCTATCCATTCATCCATATTTATAAATGGAAATGATAGTAGTAAAACAACACCTAATGTTCTTTATTATAATCCTAAAGCACTATTAAATGGTAGGGTATTCACTGTCAGTAAATCGGGATGGGAATCAACTCAAAAATATAGAGTTAAAACGATTGAGATGACTGTAAGTGGTATATCAATCGCAACTTATATTGTAGTTGTAGACCAATATTTAAATGGTAAATGGGTAAATTTAAGTAAAAATACATTAGAATACGTTTCATTGGATTTTAGTCTAAACACGTCACGAGTACCACCAATAGAATATTCAGAAACATATGAAGTAAGATTCTTGGGTGATGTATCATCAGATGATATTATTTCATATTCAACTTCTGCGAATACAAATGGATTTATAAAAAATGGTGATGATTTTACAATATCGTTAGATGTAATACCAGGTAATACAAATGAAATAGGTCGCAGAGAATCTATGCGACCTGGTCGCATAGATCGTTTAATACCCGACACCATGCCATGGGTAAAATTACAAAGTAATGGTGTGACTAATTATACACATTTAGTAAAATATTCTATTACTGATAGAAATAANCCACAACCACTAACAATTGAAAATGAATTCACAAAAACACTATTACCAGGATTGACAACAATTTCTGCGGTTGTGAATAAATTGGCAGAAGAAATTTCACCAAAGAGTCCAATAGTTAGTGTATCTAATACGAGTTTACAATATAACATAAATGATACAGAATCATTACGAATTCCATATACTTCTCAATATTCAGATAGTATCATTTACGTACTTGGTAATACAAAACGTGAACTACCTAAAAACGGTTCAATTTCACTTTCAAAGAAAGATTTTAATAGTGGTATAGGTAGTTATATATTGTATTTACAACCAGTATCGGATATAGTTGGAACAGGTTTAGTAAAACGAATAAATATAAATGTAATAAATAAATCACATTCACCTGGACCAGATATAACACATATCACATATCCCGAAAATATCCAGGGTGCTGATTTTAAGGGGTATAATGAAAATTTCATAATTGGATGGCAATCAGTCAATACCAACTATATTGAAGTTTATGTAAATAAAAAGGATAATGAATTTGCCATCGCAAGGGTATCCGATAACGGATCACTTACGTTAAATGTTGCCGAGATTTTATCTAAAGGTAAAATTACTCACAATGATTCAACCGATAAAATTCCGTTTGAATTAGTCTTAATTCCGTTTAATATTGGTGGGGATGAGGTAGTAGAGGGTAAGACTGAAAGAATAACAGTTGTATTTGATAAGGGTGAGTTACGATTAAAAAGGGGTCAAGTGTTATTTGATATTCAATCTGCATTCAAATCCCAGTTTGACATAAGTTTACTAAAAGAAGAAACGTCAAAGTACCTTACACATTACGCACATTTCGGCGATGGTGAAAATAAAGTTATTTCTACTTGGGGAATTGATACAGAAACCTTTTCTACATACACAACAGGCAGTATAAGTTTAACAGGCAGTTTCAATGAAAGTCCTCGACAAATAAAAGAAGTAAAAAGTTTAGTATTAAAATTATACGAACCGTTACCAAGAAATATACAACCAAATCAACAACTTTGGCTTTCAAAAATACAATCAGTTCCACTAATAGGTGAGACTATTGCAAATGAAACTATTGAGGTAGATGAATCTCCATTATTACCTTGCTTTGATTGTGGTGATGGTGATGGTGATGGTACAGGTCTTGAAATAATAGATGATTTACTATCAACAGGAGAAACCGTAGATAAGTATCTTGGTACGAATGCGTTTTCATTGGAAATGTTGAATCTGAAATATTGGGATGAAACTGATTACCTTTGGAATAATTTTATAAAATATTCTTCGGCAGTAGAGCGGGTTGAAAATTTCTTTTACAAAATACAAGCAATTGAAGCATATGATGCAAAATACGATTTATTACTAACAACATCAGGTTCATTAAATGCAATTGCTGTAAAAAATGAAATGGCAGGTATCACAACCACCATTAATAAATTAAAATCAGGATTTGATGCATTTGAAAATAAATTATACAAAACCCCTGATGATGCATTCGCATATCCAGGTGCAGGTGACATATTAAGTGGATCATCTGATAGTTCAGTTCAATCTTGGTATACTACTATAATAGATAGTGCCACTACTTTTGATTGGGATAATAAAAACGCACTTGTAAGAAACATCCCTCAACATTTAATTGATGATTCAGAAAATGAAGATTTCGTATTATTTTTTAATATGATTGGTCAACATTTTGATATTTTATCAAGTTATACAAAAGGTATTACCGAATCTAAAAAAATAGTTCATAATTACGATAGTGGGATAACAAATGAGTTAATTTATCATATGTTGGAATCACTTGGTTGGGATGCTGATATGGGTATGCAATCGCAACAATTGTGGGAGTACGCTTTCGGTAAAAACGTCGATGGGTCAACCGCATCGGCAATGAGTGGTAAACAGAGACAACAAGAAATTTGGAGAAGATTATTAAATAACTTACCATATTTATTCAAACATAAAGGAACAAAACGAGCATTAACTGCGGTTATGTCATGTTATGGTATTCCAACTTCAATGTTAACCATTATGGAATTTGGTGGACCTGTTGATCCAACAGTAGGAACTACAACTAATTTCACATTTGATGATAGAACAGCTGCCATATCACTTGACGGCACTTCATCAATTTTAGTTCCATATAACCAATTTATAACAACTGGAAACAAACCACAATCTATTGAGTTAAGGGTTAACACATCATTAAAAGAAAAACAAACACTAATTACTGCCGAAGATTGGGATTTATCAATTATTCCCGGAACAGGTAGTTTAGCTGCAATACAATTATATTTTACAGGAAGTGACACTTCCTCTTTAACAAATTATTTTCCGTTCTTTGATGGTGAATATACTCAAATCGTGGTTCAAAGAACCGTATCTGGTAATGAGGACACATACTGGGTTTATGCAAAAGAAGGATTTAACGAAAGAATCCGTAATGAAGTATCCTCAACTCTATCAATAACCACAGGTGCATCAACATGGGCAAATGGACCGGATTTAATAATCGGGGATGGATTTGTTGGAAATGTGGATGAATTCAGATTATGGAGTGTGCCATTAAGTGAGGCAAATATAGTAAACCATACATTATTACCTGATGCAATTGATGGTAATGATTATAATTCCTCAACCGAAGATTTAATATTTAGATTAGATTTTGAATATCCAAAAGATAGGAGTGCGGCAGGTGATTTGGATATAAAAAATGTATCTATAAATAGAAAATATGGCGAAGATTTTGCAACTGCTCAAAATTTCACATCAATTACAACCTACCCATATCAATATGTTTCATATGAACGCTCAGTTACGGCAGTAGTTCCGGCAACTGGTATAGGTCTGGCAAATAAAATTAGGTTTGAATCACAAACATTAGAAAATTATTTAAAATTCGGAGATACGTCAAACGTAACATCATTTGATGATGCAGTTGATTCAAATAAATTAGGATTATTCTTTTCACCCACACGTGAAATAAATATGGATATTTTACGTTCATTAGGAACTTTTAATATTGATAATTATATAGGTAATCCTGGTGATGAATATGCTGATGGTTATTCTGAATTAAATAATTTAAGAAATTATTATTTCAAAAGATTTGATTTAAATATTTATGAATATATCCAATTAGTTAGATATATAAATAGCACACTATTTACTACTTTAAAATCGTTAGTTCCTGGTAGAGCAAATGTAACTACTGGATTACTTATTGAGCCACATTTATTAGAACGTAGTAAATTTAAACATACTAGACCAATTGCTGAGGATTTGACTCATGAAGCTATCATTGATGTAGATGATATTTTAGAATTAGATTCATCATATGAGTATATTGAATCCGTTATCACTACAAATAGTGCAATAACATTAGTTTCTGAAAAAACTAATTATGATGGTATACTCACAATTCCTACTGATATTGAATTACTTTCTACTAATCCATATTACGAAGGTATAATTCCAGTACAAGATACTGATATTACATTGTTAGGTGAGCTTTCAGGTCAGGAAACTATAATTGATGCTAAAATAGAAGGTACACTAATTGGAGAATATGATTCTATTAAATTGACACAAGTTGGAATGAGTCCTGATTCGATTTATAATGCAGGCTTTGGACTATATGGTGAAAATGGGCATACCAATAGAACACGAATTAACAAGTATGGTTATGTAGTAAGAGATAGAAAAAAGGTATATAAATTAAAAGAGAGTTATACAGTTAGGACACCAGAAAATATAAATCCGTTAGATCCAACAGCAGGTACTAATTATGTTTCCAAAACCCTATATAGATATAAGGTAACAATTTTGGATTTTGACCAAGTAACACCGATTGTAGCAGGTAATATAGTGGAAGTAACACCACTAGACGGGTATTTTACAAGCCATTATAGAAATGTGGGAGATTTACCAACCGGTATGCAAAACTCGTGGTACAATGGCTCTAAACAAACATCAGAAACAACACTTGATGGTGGAGCAGCAGTACAGACGTTTACTACAAACCCTAATACATTGAAAGTTAGTGATACAGGTAGAGGGGCAGGTGAGCCAATTTTACAGGTGGACTGATATTAGTTGTTGATTTATTTTATTTTTAATACTTATATATATGAAACATTATGTATATAAATTAGAGGATAAAATAACTGGAGAGTTTTATTTTGGAAGTAGAACTTGCAAAGGAGAAATTAAAGATGATACTTATATGGGTTCGCCAACAGTTTGGAAACCTGAAAGGATGAATTTAGTAAAAACAATTATTAAAGAGAATTTTAAAACTCGTAATAATGCTACTAAATATGAAGCTGGTATTATTAGAAAATTTATAAAAAACGAATTAAATCGTAATTTCTCAATTCCAGGTGAACATTCATATAAAATCGGTTATGTAACCGTTAAAGATAAAAATGGAAAATATCATTGGATTCATAATGAAGATGTACGATTTTTGAATGGTGAAGTGGTTGGTGTTACAAGTGGTATTCCAATTTCTGAAACCCATAGAAAGAAAATAAGTAAGACACTTACAGAAACTATGTCTAAATTGAGTGATGATGAAAAACGAGAAAAGTTCGGAAGTCCGGGTAACAAAAATCCAATGTTTGGTATAAAGAGAACCGATGAATGGAAGAAAGAACAAAAGTTAAGAATGGAAGAATATTATAAAACGCACCAATATTCTAATGAAGGTAAAAAATTTAGTAAAGAATGGAAATTAAATATTAGTAAAAAAAGAAAAGAACTTGGATTATCAAAAGGGCAATTAAATCCAAATTGGAAAGGATTTGTAAATGTTAAAGATTTAGATGATAATTTATATGTATATACCACAATCACAGAAGCTGCAAATAAATTGAATGTGAGTAGGGATTTATTAAGTATTCATTGTAAAAATCAAACAACATACCAACGAGGAAAATATAAAGGTTGGAAATTTGAATTTTCAAAAGTAAAAAAAACTCAAAATAAAAAAAAATAATATTTATAAACAGATAATATAACAAACACAAAAGAAAAATGGCATATTTAAATTCAGAAGAAATTACGATTGATGCAATTCTTACCAAAAAAGGTAGAGAAAAGTTGGCATCGGGTGCAGGTCTTAACATTACTCAATTTGCATTAGGTGATGATGAAATTGACTATACCTTATACGAACCCGCACATCCAAGAGGTAGTGCATATTACGATACTGCTATTAAAGCAATTCCAGTAACGGAGGCATCTCCAGATGAAACACAAGTATTGAGATATAAATTGGTAACTTTACCTAAAGGTACTACTAAAATTCCAAAAGTTGAACTTGGTGTTCCATCACTTGTGGTGACACAAAATTCCGGACAAGTAGCATTGACACCCACAACTTCACCAGCAGGTAATAAATCAGCAGGATATACATTAGTACTCGCAAATAAAAATGCTGGTTCTATCGTCGGTACTGGTTTAAGTGCAGGTAGTGGTACAGTTCCAATATTTTTAGGGGATGAAATTACAACAACTGCGGCAGTAGAAAAGGGTACTGCATTTACGTTTGTACCAAATCCAAGTATTACACAAACGATAAAAACAACATTAACCGTGTATGGAAATGAAACTGGTGGTACACAAACCATACCAGTAACAATTACATACGTACAACCAACATAAAGATTGATATAACACATGAAAAAATTTGATTTAAAAAAATATATAAGTGAAAACATAATAGAAACTGGAATGCACAAGAAAGCCATACTATCAGAAGGATTAAAAGTTGGTAGTAAGTATTCATTATTAGATTCTGGTATAAATCAATGGAACGATAATTTTGAATATTTGGGATATGATTTAAATAACAAAGAACATGTATTTAGATCACCAGATTCACCAGGAAAGTTCACTTTTCAAATGTTAGGTAATTCGGAACTTAAAAAATCAGTAAAAAATAATTAAAAAACTATGGCACAAATAACTGGACAAGCAGGAACAAACTTATCATCAGAACTTGCAACCTATTTATCAAATAATCAAGGTAGCTTAACTTCCGACCAAATAGTAAGTATCATCAACCAATATTTAACTGGTGGTGATAAAGTTGCGGCGCAAGGTGGTGCTGTAAATACGGGCATATACAAACCGTTTGGAGAATTTGATCAAATTACAGGTAAGACTGAAATAGTAACAACAGGATTATGGAGTGGCGATGCTGGTAGTTTGACAACTTTCTTTTCATCTCCAACACAACCAACATTAGATTATTATATAAATGCTTATAATACCGATCCTGATACTGATTCATCAGCCGCAGTTCAATTTGCGGTAGCATATGGAAATAAAACTGGATTAGGTTCTGTTTCATTAGCAAATGATGATTTATCAACATTGGCAACCAAAGCAACATACGCACAATATCGTTCTATTTTATTAGACCGTGATGATGAATATTTCACATTCCTTTCATCTTCAAATTCAGTAGCACATGATTCTGATGATATTTACGTTGTAAACCTTTCAAGATCAAGATATAGAGAATCTATGGATCCTGGAAATTTCTCATTAACATTGAGTGGTACAAATGGAACTTTTACCTTTATAGATGATAGTGGGAAAAAATTTGATGATACCGTAGGTAAAGCGGGTAGAGTATTTAATATAGTTCAAGGTGATTTAAATTTAGGAACTGAAAATGCAGCAACAGTAGTTGATACATTTGAACCACAAACAGGACAAGGATATGGGTTATTTTATCCAGATCAAGGACTACTTGTATTAAATCCAGGAGCACTTGCTTCTCTTGTAGGAACGGAGATAACCCCTGATCTTGGTGTAGATACTCCTGAAAAACGTAACCATATAAAATTATTTGATTCTATTAAATTAGGAGGGGATTTTGAAGCACGTAGAACTGAAAACATATCAACAGCACATTACTTCGTTAGAGCAACCAATAGGGAATATAATTTTTCTAACAACCCATCATTTGTAACTGGTTCAGACGGAACTTTCGTAGAATCATCATTCGAAAGAGACCCAAAGACATATATAACAACCGTTGGTCTATATAACAATTCAAGTGAAATGTTAGCGGTGGCGAAAACATCACAACCAATACCTAAATCTTTTGATCGTGAAATTTTGATTAAGATCAAACTTGATTTTTGATGAATAAATCATAATAAAACTCAAATTAGATACCGTTTTAAAAAGTTTCTTATACTTATATGTATAGGAAACTTTTTTAGTTATGATTGATAAGATAAAATGTAGGCTATGTGATGATTCACACGGTATTAAACAATTCGGAATGCATATAACCCGAAAACATAATATTACCTACCAAGAATATGCTATAAAATATTGGAAAGACCTACCAAAATGGTCACCATGTAAAAATTGTGGAACTATTTGTAAAGATACATATTGTTCTATGGAATGCTTTAAAGTAGGGCAATCTAAAACACTAAAGGGTGGTAAAATGCCACCACGAACTAAAGAACATCGTAAAAAAATAAGTGAAGCAGCAAAGGAGCGTTTAAAGGATAAAACTAAACACCCTATGTATGGTAAGAAGCATAAAAAATCATCCATAGAAAAAATGTCCACATCACAATCAGAATTCTTAAAAGAAAATGGACATTGGGCAATTGGAAAAACATTTTCAGCAGAATCACGTGCTCAAATGAGCAAAACTCGTATTGAACGTGGTTATTCTAAAGGAGAAAATAATGCAATGTTCGGTAAAACTCATACTCCAGAAGCAATCAAAAAAATATTTTCACATAAACCAATGAATAAACTTGAAAAGAAGGTTGCAGATTATTTAGATTCAAAAAATATCAAATACACATTTCAGTTTTTTATAAATGATAATGGTGTTTGTAAATCATACGATTTTAAATTAAAAAATTCAAATATTATTATTGAAGTTCATGGTGATTATTGGCATGGCGGTATTGGAGTTAAAAAACACCATTTTGATGTAAAATCTACAATTCAGAATGATATGTTAAAACAAGGTATGGCTAAAAATAATGGATATGAAGTAAAAGTGGTATGGGAACATGACATTAATAATGATATAGAAATTATTGAGAATTTATTAAGTTAATATTTATACATGTAAGATTAAATTATGTTCAAACAGATACCGTATTCAAACATATCGACCAGAAGATTTAAAGTATATAAAGAGTGGTTTCTGGACCAGAGTGATGCATCAGTAATACCGGCTTCCAATGAAGTGGGTCTATTCGATTTAGATACATCCACTAATGTAGGTAATGGTATATACACCCATACACTATATCATTCAATAAAAACAAAATATTATTCTGCCAATGGAAATGTAATTTCCCAATTTGGAGTAATGTACAACCCTGCCGATTATATGGTTGAACGTTTGTTTAGTGATCAAATTTATGTAATTCAAATTCCACAAATAAAGTACGGTGAGCAAATAAAAAAAAGAAGTGTAACACTTGTAGATAATGACAACGGAATTACGTATGTAGATGATGGGTTTGGGGCATTGAGAACCGAATTACCAAGATATATACTTACAGGTTGGAATATTAATACTCAAATTATAACATTTTTAGTTAATGGCACTACCATAGAGGTCACATTATCATCATTAGATTTGAATTCCGGCATAGGTACATTTACATTAGGTACTACCGAGGATAGATATGTATCGTATATTGATTTTGAGAATAATACAATGATAACAAATACACCATTATTTTTTAATGATGTTGGATTGGATAGTGCAATATTTGGCAATGTATTTTATGATGATGGTTTAATTGTTATGACAGATTCATTAGCATTTTCTAATTATACAGTTGATTATAGGTCAACTCAAACTATACACGAAACGGAAATTTTAGTAACTGCCGATAGGAGTGAGTTTAACTATTCTCAAAACCCATCAGCAGTTGATGTTGTATTAGAAAATTCATATGACTTTACTACTACCAAAATAACGAATGTATCACCAGCAAAAACAGTCAAAATAAAGGAAGTTCGAGATATTACACAAAAATCATCATTTGTAGGAACGGTTGGAACTGGAAGTGGCACTTGGAATGACTATTCAGCTAACGTTAGCTTAGACCCAACTGGTTCATATTTATCTACATTTATAACAACGATTGGATTATACGATAGTGATGGTGAAATGATTGCAGTAGCGAAATTACCCAAACCAATAAAAAAACTTCCTGATTACAATGTTAGTTTTTTGGTTAGATTTGACAATTAATTATACTTATATTAAAATAAAGGAACAATATTATGGCAACATTATTAGAAAAATACTTAAAAGGTCCCTGGTTCAATGCACCAAAAATAGGGGCAGATAAAACTCCATTATCGGTAGACGGGGGCAAAAACCTTGCATCTGATGAAAATTTGAGTAAATTTCGTGGTACACCCAATACAAAAAAATACACAGATGGTCTAACAGGCGATTTATAAAAATTTAAAAAAGGTATGACACAACCGATTTGGAATTATCAAGGTAAGCCCATTACCGAGGTTTCCGATTTACCTGATAATGTACATGGATTCGTATATATGATTACTGATGAAAACGGTAAAAAATATATAGGTAAGAAAACCATATTTACGGTAAGGAAACGGAAATTTGGAAAAAAGGAGTCTAAACTTATTACTGATAAACGATTGAAACTTTATGAAACAGTCCGGAAGGAAGGGAATTGGAAAATCTATACAGGTTCAAACACTATATTGAACGAAGGGATTAAAAAAGGATTACAATACACAAAAGAAATTATACGTGTAGCGTACCATAAAAAGCAATTGAGTTATTACGAAACCAGGGAGTTATTTGAAAAACGGGTATTAGAAACCGATGATGATTACTACAACTCAAACATCAATGGAACGTATTTTAAAAAAGATACAGAAATTAAATAAAATTAAAACCGACATAAATTCTTTATATCGGTTTTTTTTCGTATATTTACCATGTAATAAAAAGAAATAGTTAAACCTTAAAACTAATATTATGAGTAAAAGAAGTTTTTTCCAAACAATAGATGAAAAATTAGAAAGAGAATTTAATGTTCATGAGACATTAAAACTTTTAAAATCTAATATAAATATTTATTTTAGTTGGGGTGTTTCAAAGGTGTATAATCACCAAAACAAAGCATTGATGATTTCAGTACATGGTTACATCCATAGTGGGTGGGTAATGGTTACTTTGGGTTGGAATGATACTTACGCATTCAGATTGTTAAATAATCAATTTAATGAGGTTTCAAAGGAGACTGGTGTGTATTGTGATATGTTGAGAGATATGATTGATGAAAGAATTGAAAAACAACCGAATTACATAAATTAAATAAATATAAATATTCAGAGGCAAAAACCTATGTAGATTAGTTTGTTTATCTAAAATAATTTCCGTACATTTACTATGTAATAAAGAGAGAGTTTAACTTAAATACGAAGATTATGACAACTATAAAACTAAAAAGAATTTGTAAAGGAAATTATACTGATTTAATAAGTAATAATTTAATTGAATTGGTTAACGGAACTTGGGAAGTTAAAAGTATTTTAACTGGCGAAGTTTATTTCTCGTCTAATACATTAAAAGAATGCAAGATTTATATATCTAAAGAAAATGAAATATTAAGCTGGAGCAAGTAATATGAAAGACTGAAAAATGTTTTATTTGAAGAAAAAGAACAGTTCTTTTTCTATGGATTGATATTCTTTGGTTTAAGTGAAATATCAAAATAACATCGGTAAACTTTAAAAATTCAATTATGAAAATTTGGATACAAAAAGGAAGTGTTTTTCATATGTTTAAGCAACATGATTACACGTTTATTAAAATTTTAGGCATATGGATTAGATACACACAAACAGATAAAAATTGGTATCGGTTCAAAAGAAAACGCATTTAACTTTAAAACATTTAAATTATGAAAAAATATAACACAGTAAACGGAACATCTTACCACAAAGATACATCAGAAGCAGTTATCAGAGTATTGGAAGCTGCACGTAATAGTGGAACTCGGATTAGGGTACATTACGGAGATACCACAACAGGTATAGATTGGAACGAAGAAAATGATGTAACTGGTTATGTTGGAATATCAACCGGTAGTATCAAAATACCATTGTTAATCCATAACCGTAGTTCAATGGGTGGTGGTGGAATTCTTGACCATTGTATTATTAAAATCAAATTGAGTAATGGTGGTAAAATTTTATATAAACACCCAAACTATCAAGAACGGGTGATTGAAGTGGTTGAAAGTGATATGATTGAATATGAGTGTAATACAACCATCAATGGTGAATTATATGGTAGACATACAACAAAAAAATCAGCAGAAAGACTAAAAACTCTATTAAGTTAAATAGGGATTATATATATTATGGATGTGTATCCATAGTAAATAAACGAATCCCTTGTTTATCTAAAATAATTTCCGTATATTTACTATGTAATAAAGAGAGAGTTTAAATTATGAAAATTAAAGCCAACGGAATCGAAATAGAATACACATCATACAGCTACGAATGTTTTTTAGGTAGACTTTGGACAGCTACAATAAATAGTATAGGTGGTATAAAATTAGAGTGTATGGTAGATGATGTGACGTATAACTTTTCAGAAGTTTCAAATGGTGCTGATATTACTGCTTCAAGTAAAAAGGATTTGTATAATATTATATTTTGGTTAAATAAAGAAGAAAAAATATTTATTAATAAAGACGGGGGGATATAGAAACCCCAGTGATTATATATATTATGGG